TACCACCAATGTAGCCGTTCTCATATATGATATAGTTATTACCACCGCTAGTAACTTTAATGCTGTCGATCGTGCCTGGTGTCGCGTTTCCCTGCACAGCTGTATTTGGAACTACTGGGACGTATCCAGACGTCGTGAACTTCGTGTTCGAGGCAGCGTCGATGGTGTACATGTACTTCCATATGTAGCCATCACCCGTCTTGAACACACCTGAAGTCGCTGTAAGTGATGGCTTGATAGTCGAGTTAGCACCATCGTTGTTGTCGATGCACTTATAAACCTCGAAGTTATCTGTGACTACGTAGTATGCTTTATTATACAGATTAGCATCATTTTGATTGTATGCCGCATATACAGTGTTTGCAGTCCAATTGTTTCTTGGTATGACGTAGCTTACGTCGCTGTCCTGCAGAAGCTTGCCATACAAGATGTCGTCGTATATCGTCTGTTCTGATTGTGCAACTGAGTTGTTGGCGGGAAGTACCGCAGCGTCGTCATTACCGCCACTGCTGTTAGCCCATGGTTGTGGCCTAGCAGCAAACAGGTAGTATCCGTTTCTGTTGTCGCGGATATCCGTGATGAATCCGTTTGCTTCATTGATGTAATGGTTGATAGTAAGTGTTGCCATTATTTTGCCCAAGCTACCTTTTAGCTATTTATTCTAGGAATAGATACGAACTTCGCGAACTTCAAGAATGTCGTTAATAGCAGCAGGGGTTGCAAGAACCACAGCAGTGCTATTTGCCGTATATTCAGTGTTGCTCAGTTTTACATTTTGTATTTTGTGCACCTCGCCATCAGTGGTCCTTGTTTCAGCAATATTAACATTTGTACCGCTGGGCGTCGTAGAAACTGCGACGCTGCTGGAGTTAGCATATGTGATGTAATAGTATGTATTGCCTGTTAGATTGGGAATTGCTGTATTGCCTTGTGAAACGCTGTAGTACACCAGATCTCCAACAGACATGTAAGTGTTTGCATTTGTGACAAATAGCACGTCTGCTGTGTTACTGACTCCTGATGTATTGGCTACAATGTTGTAGTTTCTATAAACCTCAAGATTTTGTTGGTTTGCTGTTTCAGCTAGCTGAAAAGTCGTTTGATTTAGTGAAGCAGTGAAGAATTGATATGTAGTTTTTGCAAAAAGCTCTGACACTGACTGATCAGAAATCAGTTCGTTCTTGATTCTATATCTACCAAACAGCGCTATGCCTGTCGGGTGTACTAGATCCCTTACTAGATTCTCATACACACTTAACATTCTATTTACTATGATCTCATATGAGAACTTCTGGTAGTAGTAGCTGTCTTGGATCTTGATTACGTCGCTGAGGAATCCCTTGTTATCTCTCCAGTATCCGTCATCATTGCCGTCTAGATCGATCACACCTACGCCTGTAACGACTACACCCTCGTTACCCGGCGTCGATAGGTACACTGTCTCTCCCGGAACGAATCCATATCCAGACTTGACTACGTCTACTGCAGTAGCGACACCCTGAGCGTTGGCGACTCGAGTAGTGACGATAGCGTTAAGACCTTTGATTCCACCAAACCCATCGGGGACACTCTCACCTGCGACGTCGGGTTCGATGATATCGACGTATGGGTTGGCAGAGTAGCCGGTTCCCGGGTTGATATTAGTCAAGAACGATATCGTACCTACCTCGATAGTCTTGAATGTCAGTGTGTCATCTATCGTTGAGTTTAGGTTAGCGACTGGATTCTTGTCGAACTCCCATGTCAATGATAGATTCGATGACAGATAATCGGATATCTTGTCTGTGTTGACTACTAGAATCTCTTTGTTAACGAGACCACCTACAGAGAACGTAGCGCCTGCCCCGCCGCCACCGAGAACACCGGTGACCGTAGCGGTAGCACCATTGGTACTCGTTACAGTGTCACCGGCATTGAAGCTCAGTGTAGTGCTAAAGTTGATAAGCTGTATCAATGAGGTGTTCGAGAATGTAACCGTACCATTAGCAGACGTGTTTGAGCTGACTACGCTCTCGCCGTCCTCGATGATGCCGATCGCGTTATTGACTGTAAGATACAGCGCCGTAGCTACAGTTACTACCGCGTTAACGCTATATCCACTGCCGCCATTGACTAGTGTAAAATTGACTTTTCCGTTCTCGTCGCGCACTGCAGCTACACGCGCCTTACCACCTGACCCCGAGCCAGAGATGTCTAGGATATCACCTGCAGAGAATCCAGATCCACCGTTCTCAATGGCTACAGCGGTAAGGGATCCGAGAATGATCGGCGCGTTGTCTAGTGTGATCTCGGGTACGGCTGAGCAGAGAACCTTCTCGTTGTATCTAAATCTACCGTTGATAGATGATAGGTACAGCACATGAATGAACTTGTTGCCAACTATCTTTTGATTTACAGACTCGACTACAGCAGTCGCATTCCTAGAGCTGTTGAATATCTGCTTACCCACTAGTCTCTCTAAGAACGGATTATCCGATACCTCGATGTATCTCGGGACAAACCACTCGGCGTCTGAAGGCTTCAATATGAAGTCGCCAGGGATGAAAAGCTCGATGTCCTCATTGAACAATATTCTGAAAAGCAGCTCGTAGGCGCGCGGGGTACCCTTCGCTCTGTATAGATCTAGGATATGTTTGACAAGCAGCCTCTTGTCGGATATAATGCTCTCTGGGAGCGAATGAATGTATGTATTCTTAAAGTACTTGATGAATGCCGCTTCTGTTGAATCGATATCTGCTAGTTCAAATAGTGATCTAGCACGCTCGATGGTTTGATTGGTGCTCTCCATCCACTCGTAGTACGCCTTCAGGAAGGCAATGAAGTTTGGGCCGTCTTCCTTGTAGAATGCAGGGAACTGCTGGGGGATGAATGGCGATACAAACTTCTCGATAGTCATTAGACAGCCACCACGCTGATATCCAGATTCTCTAGATCAATTTGAATCAGGTCGTTGCCGGATGCTCCAATGTCGAGATTGCGCGGCGACGCGAAGAATCTCAGCGAGCTTGAGTCAAGGAATCCACTGATCTCGATTTCATTCAGCGCTATGAGTCCTGCCTCATAGTCGATAGTTCCTGCAGACACGTATGACTCATATCCTGGAAGGGTAACGTCCTTCAGGTAGATGGTATCTACAGAGTTGCTGATCTGAATCTTACCGCCGGCGATCTGCTGAACTGTTATGGTGTTATTCAGCGGATTATAATCCGTGTATTGATACGTTCTTCCACCGCTGATGAACTTAGTCGTGGATATCGATCCCGCTACGATTGGGTTACGATAGTTCACCTCGATATACGCCGGACTGTTCAGCTCCGGATTAACATCCTTGCGCATGACGTATGTGCTCTCGTTACTTGAGATGCTTTCGTCAGAGTTGTTGATACTCTCTTCGAGCCTAGAAGACTCAAACTCGATATCGAAATTAGTTAAATCATTCTCGTCATAGTCTCTGATGGCATTAGATACTATGTTTCTTATATCGGCCGGGGTGTTTGATGTATCATTCTGTCTGTACTTGACCTTAGTCTGCACTAGTACATACAGATAGTCTGGGTCTATGACAGACGGTGTTATCCCTAGCGTGCATCTTGCCCTTAGGAAGTTCTCTATGTCGGTCTTCTCAAAGTCGGACAGCGGAGCTCCGGAGAACGTTACGGGTGTTACAAACACCTTGCCATACTCTACAGAGCCGGTGACGGTCTCTCCTCCGTATATGTTGACTGCCTTGACCTCGGTATAGTTGTTGAGCACTAGATCCCTGAAGTCAGATGCCGTAACCGCTCTACTCTGCGTCTGATAGTGTCTAGGTGCGTTGTATCTGATAGACTCAATCGATTCGGCGTTAGCACCGCCGAACGAATTAGATACTACTGTAATCGTAGAGTTAACAAAGCTACCAAGCCCATTGATAGGACCAAGGTTATCGTCAAGTGTGAATTCGTTAGCCCCATCTGCGTCCGACCCTCGCGTTACCCTGTATGCTGCTACCACCGTCGCACCATTTAGAGGCCTGCGACCGAACACGCCATCGCCGAAGACCAGCTCATACTTGGTATCCTCAGTGGCCTGTACGAAGTATATGGCTGAGTTACTCGTTAAACCATAGAGATTCTCAGCCTTGGTCAGGATGGTGTTAGACTGTCCGTTGTTCTCCGATAGCAGGACCTGCAGCGAGTCCGTATCAGGGGTATCATTAGACAGTATGAATCTCTGCGACTCTATGGTGTTATCTATTGCGAATGCATCTGCCGTGTATAGACCCTCGTATATGCTTAGATTTGCGGTAAAGAATCCGCCACTGGGATATATCGTCTCAGACTCGTTGGTTACATATGTGAATGATCCGTTGCCGGTCTTACCGGTAAATCTAGTACCCGCAGGTACCTGAAACACGGATAGACCTGACTGTGGAAATCTCGCGGTGATGACTGCTCTAGATGATCTCGCAGATCTTGGAACATAGTTGAGCTCCTTCGCCTTTGAGATAACGCTGTTACGAAGCTGCGCCGAGTCAAGGAACATCTCAGATGCTACCATGTTCAGGTAGAATGCATTCATATGGGTATTATATGCTAGGATATCTAGCAGCACAGACATGTTGGAGCCGTCGAAATCATAGTCCGTGAACTGTGCCTGCGATTTCAGGTACGACTTCAGGCTAGACTTGAGAGTATCGAAGTCCAGATTGACTAAGTTAATTGAGCTGTTTGCTGCCATTAGCGGACTCTTCTCAAGATCAGATTTAATGATTCAACTACAGTACTATTTATTATTGAAAAATAGATGTTGATGGCTATGCGGTTCTCTTCCGGAAACGTCAGCACCTCTACGTTAAGCACCTGCGCTCTAGGCTCATGGAACGCGATCGCGGATCTAACAGTCATCTTGATGTTCTCAGAGAGAACGATATCGTTCGGTTCGAACAGCGCGTTGTAGATGTTAGAGCCGATGGTCGGTTGAAACAGACGCTCGCCGATGTTAGTCAGTACGATGTTTCTAATCGACTGCTTAATTGCCTTATCATTCCTGTTGCGAACGATATCCCTAGTGATAGGATGCGGTGTCAGATCAGTCAGAAAGTCGGAGAATAGATCCGGTATCTTTCTAGTCTGAGTGAAGTTATCGGCGCGTGTCGACATTCTTTGTCCTTAATCGTTGAGCCTGATCTGTGTACCCATGGCATTGATGATGCCGCTAGCAGTTATCTTTACATCGCCAGCGCTGGTAGTCAACGTGATCGACTCGGCGTCGATGATGAAATCCTTACACTTTATTCTTACACTGCCATTACTAAGCAGCTCTATGTTACCGCCGCTGGTTACAGACCAATCACTATTTAATACCTCTTGTTTGACACCGCCTACGTATGTAACAGACTCACTGCCGATGCTTCTATACTCTGCGCCGGTGATGCCTGTAGTCTCGTCGCCACCGACTGATTCATATTTATCAGCTACTATCGTAGTTGACAGCGCACCACCGACACCTACGATCATATCACCGCCGGCTGCCATGTATCTATTGCCGGCTGTCTCTTCCTTGACTGATCCGTCTACGTTGATGTTCTGAACACCTGATACCTTTACATCGTAGTGGCCGTCTACAGTAGTCGTGAAGCTGTTGGAGAAGTAGTAGTAGGCGCCGCCGGCCGAGTTCAGTACGGTCTTACCGTCCCTATCGATCTCCACATAGCTTCCCTTCGTGTGAGCTATGCGAAGACTCTCCTTGCCAGGAGTATCGTTGATGTGTATCTCATGTCCGCTACGAGTGATCGTAGACTGGTTGTATGGATACTCGGCTTCGAATGTAGAGTCTGGGTTTCTCGCGTTGTTTGGATCTGACATACTATGTTCCCGGTGTGAATAGACCCGTGCGCATTCTCTGACGCTGCGTGGCCAATAATGCTTGTGATTGCATGAAGTTGCTAGTCGGAGTCGCAGTGCTACCGGATGTATACGTGGCTTGGCCGATGTTAGTCTGATACACGGTGTTGATGCCAGCTGCCACAGTCGGTATCAGCGCTGCTACCACACCTATGGTCTGGGCCGTACCATAGCCCGAGCCGAGTACCTTCGATACGGCAAATGCTTGCGCGAAGTTGGAGCTTCTAGATACTGCCTGCGTGAGGGTATTGAAATCTAGTCTGTCACCGCGGAGCAAGGCGGTACCGATAGTGTCGGTGAAGTAATCTTGTGCTGCGAAGTTAGTGTGCTGCTGAGCGTTGGCGTAGTTGGGCTGACCATTGCGAAGAGTATACGTCGGAGGGTTAGAGCCGGTAGGATCCCTCCACTCTATATACCCAGGGAACGGATCGTTCTGTATCGTATAGTACTGCTGAACATAACCATTAGGCGGCTGTGTAACTACGAGTGATGGGTTGGGTTTCGCAGAGCTAGCAGTGGCTACCGCTGCAGCAGGAACGGGTGTTACAGACTCGACTAGATTCTTAACGCCACTGTTGACACTGTCGGTGAGAATGCCCGCGCCTGTTCTCACTGCACCCGTTGTTAGATCGATAGCGTTACTTAAGCCTCCTACTATTGCACCGGACGCGTTGTTAAGCTCACCGATAACCGACGCGATGACGAAGTTAGTCTTATCAAACAATCCCTGATTGATCAAGTTAACGCCACACACTCGTATGTTCAATGTGTTGATGATGTTCTGTATCTCTCTGATATTCGCTACAGCCGCATTCAATAGACCTAGCAGCTTGAACAAGCCGATCTTCTGTGCCAGTCTCAGCAGCGCATCCCTGATGGCGGCGGCTACCAAGTTGGCTATGCCGTTGATGGCGCTGCTTATGAACCGTAGGATAGACTCTAGAGATATCAGATTAGTATTCAAACATGGCAGCGAGGACAGTGTAGACAATGGATCTACTGCGTTTACTATGTCCAATACGTCCAACGTGCTTTTTCTGTCGTATGATCCGGTCGTCGGAAGTCTAGGGTTGATCATATTAGCTTGGGCTAGAGTCGTAAGGGCACCACCGGTCTCTCTGTTTACCGACTGGATACTCACGAGTCTTGAATCTACGGATGATATCGATACTCTGCCTGGATACAGAGATGTATACGGATTAGCAGCTACGCCTTGTGAGGATGCAGGGATACTTCCGGTCGCGGTGTTAACTGCGGGAGCACCATTCACTGTCTGTCCAAGGATAGGATCACCTGCTCTGCCGACTGATCCAAGTATCAGCGGAAGCTGTTCATCTGCGTCGATGAATATCCCTACCACGCGAGACCCCACAGTTAATCCTACCGGCGCGGTACCCATTCTGCCGTTAGCCGCAGATGTTACCGGTTGTAGTACCTGCGCCCATGGCAGCGCTGAGTCTGGAATGTTTACTCTGTCGTCATGGCGGCCGACTACTCTTACCTTGACGCGGCCCGATTGATTAGGATCATTAACGTCGGCGACCTCAGCGATGAAGGTGGTGATTGATCTTCCAAAGTTTCTCTCTGTCATGCTATACCCTCTTCAAATCTACCCTTCAGACACTCGATGATGCAGGTGTATCTAGGTCTCTCCTGTACCATTCCGATCCTGTGGTGTATCCTTGATATCAGGAACTTACCGGACATCAATGGGTCTTCCTTCATTTCAGTTGTGTTACCTGATCTGTTCGGCAGTGTACAATCTATAGTCACACCCGCAGTAAGTTTGGTGTCTCCAGGTACTCTGATCTTCAGTGTGTTCTGCAGGAGCTGTGCTATGTATGCTTGATAGTCTGCAGATGATTCCGGGATATATGTAGATGGGCGATCAGAGATATCTACTGGTATCAGAGCCTGTGGTGGGATCCTAGTATTATAGTACCTATTGCGAAACGTGCTAGATACATCAGTGCCTGTGCCGCCGTCTTTGTAGTTAGCGTCGCTCGTCTGCACATCACGCGTCTCTGTCTGCCACGTAGTCCAGTTGAATGTGGTTATCCTTCTCGGCCCGCCAAATGTGATCCTGTCTATCGATGAGATCTGCTGCGGGATCTTGAACGAGAGGATGTTCGTGTCCTGCTCGTTACTAAGTGAGTTGATGTTGATTGCGCCGGACTGCTTGAAGCTCTTGACTGGCTCAGTCGCGAATCTGCTCTCGATAGTGCAGAATCTAAGCAGCTGCTCTTCATCCTCACGTGCCTCGAAGAATACATACGACGACGACCTGTTGTCACTAGATGAAACGGATCTGGCTCGTATCATGCGGATAGCCTCGAACGGACTCTTGTGCGGTATCAATATGTTCTGATTACCACGAGTCTCCTCTACGACTACGCGCTTCTTTGTAGATAGGTAGTTCTCACAGATGTCTTGCACCATGTTTGAACACAGATCATTGTAGCTCTTCTGCACGTAGTTATTCTTAGCGAACATCGCCTCCTCTGAGACGCATCTAAGAACGTAAGTCTTGGCGCGCTGACTTGATAACTGCTGTTGATCGCTGATCTCATATAGAGCTAGTATGAAGTTGGCGGCACTCATGTTAGGACTCTTGAACTCAAACGACACTAGCTCATCGCCGAGTATCTGCAGACTACCTATGATGTCCTGCGTGTCTAGAACGGTGATGTCACATACCACGCCGGGTGTGAATACGCTCTCATAGATCGACGCCGACACAAATGATGTAGTTAGGTTCAGGCTTCCACGCTCTGAGAATACGATTACATTCTCTACTAGCGCATCGCCGATTGATAGATTATCTGGCATTTTGCCTCAGTAGTGTTTTGAGTTCCTTGGCTATCTGCCCTGAGTATTCAGCAGATAGCACCTGAATAGATTTATTGCGCTCGTTGATCTCGTTCTCATAGTCATAGCAGTAGACCGGTTCCCAGAAATCATCTTCACCGACGGGAATGTTATCGACTATGAGAGTAACGGATGTATAGGTCTTGGATGCTCTGCTTTCCCTGCCTACCAATCTAAACGTCGTCGGGGTAGAGGTCACGGCACCTGTTGTGTGCTGTATCCTAGTCGTCGTGCTTGTTCTCGCGCACACCTGCCCAGAACCTATCTTAGCTGCGCCGGAAGTCGTCCCATTATACACATCGACTATCTCATCATTAATGAAATCAGTTCCGACAGCGTTATACTGTACTATCTGATTAGTGGTCTTCTTCCAGTCCTCAGCTCTTCTGATGTACCCTAGCAGTCTAATAGATAACTCTGGATCTGCATACACCGGCTCGTAGAATTTCTTCAGCGACCCAGCCAGAGCCTCGTATGCGTCGATCGATATCCTGTTTCTGTCGGTGTACCAGTTGTTTCTAAAGTACTTCACCTTAGTTGTAGCATTGACCAACGAGCCATACTTCTTGATGATAAAGTCATTGAAGGTCGTCTCATCTACATACCAGTCATAGTAAGGATCGACCACCTTATTCGTTAGATTCAAAATCCAACCCATGTACTGGTCTTTATAGTAGCGATCTGCTATGTTGTCCGGTCTCTCACCCTGTTGGATATCGTATGGATAGTATATGAGAGGGCTGTTGTAGACAGTGTTCAGCACCACAGCGCGCTGGGTGATGTTCCGCACGACTGTGTTTGCGTAGTTGATCGTCTGAAACTTCTCGAAGTATCTCTCAGTCATTATGGAGTTCCACCCGAAGGACCTGAAGTGATAGGTGTATTGGCTCTTGCTCTGCGATTCTGTAATTCGAATATTGCAGCATTATCACTAAAGGCGTTCTCATTGTAGTCGTTGTTTGTCCAGTATTCGATCTCTTGCAGCTGTATGCTCAGAGTCATAGCTGTCGGTGCATTGGTTTTCTTGAAGAATGAAGGGTTAGACCCTGCTGCATAGTTGACATTCACACTCTTGATTACACATGGTTTGAATCTATACAGAAAGTCGCTTGATGGATGTAGACTGATTATGACCATGCTTGGGTACGTGAAGAACAGTCCAGCACCACCTGCTACACCCGGTGATGCATGA